TGTATATACGTCCCGACTTTGTGTAGCCTGTGGGGTAGGTATTGCGCCTATATATCCTGACATTCTGTTTCCTTATTATTAATCTACTTCAACCCAACTCGTTGTATCTTCATCCCAAGTGTAGTGTTTACTAAAACTAGCATCTGACGGCTTTGCCATAGGTGGCTCCCACACGCAGGTTGTCTCATTTAACACCCAACTAGGATAAGGTTGCGGTCTATAAAAAGCATTACGCCCCGCATCAAAAGTATCACCAAGTGCTGCATAGTTTTTTCTATAGTTGTTGTTATAAGAAGTCCGTTTACAAGTTTGCCCACGCAAATTACCGTAGAACTCTTCCCAATCGTGAGTGGTATCAGTCTCGTCTTTGCCAACGATAACTTCTGTTACAATGTTGTTTTTATTTAGGAATGCATAATGTGCCATTAGAATGTTATGTCTCCTGTGCCAGCAGTAAATTTGTAGATTGTGTTGCCCCCAGAAGAAGATTTTGCGTAGGTTAAACCTGCACCAATAGAAGCAAGATCATCAAATCCATCATCATAACTAATGATTACAATACCAGAGCCTCCTGCAGCACCTCGGTTTGCATTACCATCGCCGCCACCGCCGCCGCCGCCGCCAGTGTTTACTGTTCCTGCAGTTCCTGCGCCGTTTTCAGCTCTTGCACCACCTCGGCCCCCGCCACCTGCACCACCTGCTCCTGCAACTCCCGCCACCCCAGAACCAATGTCTAAATTACCACCACCGCCACCACCTGCATATGTAACAGAAGCACCTGTAATTGAATTAGCTGAACCTGCCCCGCCAACCCCGCCTTGCGGCCAAGTATCACCTTCATCAGTAGGTCTACCACCCGCCGCACTAGCTCCACCGCCGCCTGAACCAGCATAGACTTCTGAAAAACCCCCTGATGTTCCACCTGCGTTACCCTGTGATGGGCTAGTTGAAGGCGTGTTTCCAGCAGCCCCTGTTTGTGTGTAACGAGCATAATCGTCACCTGCACCACCACCAGAGCCCCCAGCAGCAGGTGCGCCAAAATTTCCTACGCCACGACCCGGACCTGACCATCCACCATAGCCACCACCTGCAGAGGTAATGGTTGAAAACACAGAGTTAGAACCTTGGCCCCCAGCATTATAACCGCCGACAGGCGTTTGTGCGCCACCAGCCCCAACCGTAATTGTAACTGTCCCTTTTAAGTTTAATGTGCCAGTACGGTAGCCACCTGCGCCACCTCCACCGCCATAAGTATTAGAACCACCAGCACCACCTGCCACCACAAGATAAGTCACATCCCTTGGCACACCCCTGTTTGGATAACCACCAAAGCCTAACATATTATAACCAAAGCTACTCATTATGCATCATTCGCCGCATCAGTGGTAAAGAATAGTTTAATACCATGTAGTCTGCAGTCTCCTGCCATATCATCATTGCTATCACCTACATTCCTACCAACTCTAAAATAACAAAGATTATCTACTGCTGGTGAACCTGCAATAGTTACAGCAGTACTTTCTGCAGAAACATTAAGTTCTTCTACCGCACCTTGTGCATCATCTAATAATGAAACTGCAGTACCGTAAGCAACATCTATTGTGCTGTTATTACCAACAGCTACACCCTCTAATTTCATTACAACGCCTGTAGTGGCTGCAAGACCTGACCAAAAGAATTGAAAGGTTACAGTACCTTCATTCCATGATTTAGGAAATGCTACACTAAATTGTGCAAACTCATCACTGTCTTTATCAAAGTCTAATACAACCATATCAGGTCTACCAGATGTAGTCTCTACTGTAGTAAGTGAAGAACAACCGTTAGAAGTAGTAGGCTGCATGGCACTAGCAGGAACCCATATGGTTTCTTTACCTGCTACTTTAACTGCTGCACTATTAACTGTAGTACCAGAACCAAAAGAACCAACACCAGTTGCAGTGACATTACCACTAACTGCTACGTTACTACTAAATGTACCACCAGATGCCTTGCTTACTGTATCACTTGTTTCAAAGCTACCGTGGGACACAATAACAATTTGATCACCTTCAGTAGCACCTGTCTCTAGTGTAACAGTAGAGCCATTCGTGGCAGTGTAGTCTGTGCCATCTACTAATCTTATACCGTTATGATAAACATGCACAGCACCGACAGTATAACCAACATTAGGAATACTGGTTTGGCTGGCTGTTGCCGTAATTGTGTGCTTTGTTTCTATCTGTTGTGGTGCTGATACTGCTACCTTACCACCTATATAACCTGCCATTGTTTTTCCTTACGTTCCGTTAGCTATGCCGTACATTACGATCTCGCCACTTGCAAAATTGCCACTAGAAAGAACAAATTTAATTGCATCTACGTCTGCTTCAACTAGATGAACTCCATATGAGTAATTAGCATTACTGCCGCCAGTGATATTCGCATTAAAATTCATAACAACTATATTACCTACAGAATAAGTATATCCAGTTAAATGAGGGGCCATTAAGTTCCACTCTCCTGCAGTCGCCTCACCAGTGTCTTGACCAACATTATAAGCAACCATAAAGCCTGTTAAATCACTATTAGCATTCCAATGATAATTGCCACTTGTAGAATCATAATTAGAACCACCATCAGTGCTAACTTGACCATATAAATGTATACCGCCGTCTGATACTGGTTTTACATTAAGTAGAGAAAATTTGTAATAGTCATACTTAGATGCATCAAACTGAGTAAAAGATACACTGGCTGTACCAGAACTAATTGCTCCACTAGAGGCTAGATAAACCATACCCCCGCCGATCTTAGTTCCCATGTACGTAGCCAATCTACTCATGGTAGCCTTGCGGTTAGTACCCCCAGCCCCATCATCTACAATCATAAGGTCAGCATCTACAAGAGCAGCACCGATATCTGTACCTGCATCAATGTCTAGTAGTGACAGACCTACCCCACTACCAGTTAGGTTTGCTGTGTCTCTTGCTTTAGTCATGTTCTATCCTTTAGCTAGGCTTGGTAGGCCACGTAATACTATTAGGGAAGCCACTCTGTGCTGGTACATCCCGTAGTGCTGCACGATAAGTAGTCCATGCACTAGACATGGTTACATCACTGTTGCCCATCCAATCGGTAGCAGCTAGTAGTGCATCCCGTTCTTCACGAACAGCTACAGCAGCACGTGTGTCTGCAGCATCAGCCCATGCCTTTTCTTCAGCATCACGTGCAGTTTCTTCATCTGCTGTGAACTGAACCATTTCCCCGTTAATGTTATGATATCTTGGCATTTCTGTTTTTCCTTTGTTGTTGTATTATGAATTAACTATACCGAACATAGTGATCTCACCTGATGTTATATTACCACTGCTCATTATAAACTTAACGGCATCTACATCTTCTGCTGCAAGCCTTACACTTGAAGCATAATTGGACCCAGCTTGAGTGTGATATATAGCACCGTTTGTGTATTGCGTGACTCCATCACTATTTACAAAAGTATACGTAGATAAGTGTGGTGCAAAGAGAGTAACTATTGACGATATACCGTATTCGTTAGTATCATTACCTAATGTGTTACCGTTTAGCATATGCCCTATTTGATCTGTTGTTTCTTGATTATGATAATCTCCACTGGTACTAGCATAATTACTACCGCCATCAGTAGACGTTTGCATAAAAAAGTTAGCGGCATCTGTAGCAGGTTTACAATATTGTAGCCAAAATTGATAATGGTCATATTTACTTGAGTCAAAAGCTGTAAAAACTACTGAAGCTGCATTACTAATAGCACCAGATGAAGCAATAAACTCCATACCTCCACCAACTTTAGTGCCAATATAAGTAGCCATAGTCTCAACAGAAGTCATACGCATTGTGCCAGCATCGTTGATCAAGACACCATCACCATCAGCAATAGCTGTAGTACCTCTGGCTGTACCACCATCTATGTTATCTAGTTCAGCTTTTGTTACACCAGTGCTTGCTAATGCAGCTAGTTTTTCTTGCCTACTCATTAGCTGTCAATCTCCATATAGCTCATAATCACTGAGACTTTATCTGCTACACTACAGTCTACCTTAATGATATCACCTGCATTAAGAACAACCTTACCGTCTAGTACAGACAGTGATGATCCTACTGGTATAGCTGCATCTTTAACTAGGTGTGCCGTAGTGTTTTGTGTTTGGCTTGTTTGTGTAGTTGTACTAACCAGAGTTACACTTGCTGTAACCTGAGAGGTGTGTACGTTAGCTAGAGTAAGTCCTAAGATGATAGCCCTAGTACTTGATTGGGTAGTGTATATTGTTTCAGGAGTACCTGCACTAGCTGGTGCAACGTCCCTTGTAATTGTCTTGAATGTATTTGCCATTAATTTGTTTCCTTATCCAAGGGCGATTGCTAAAGCTGTTGCTTCATCTTGTGCTACTGTAGTTACTGATGCGGTAGTCGCAAGTGTACCAGCAGTACTAGGTAATGTCAAGGTAATATCTGCAGTAGATGCAGGACCAATAAGTGTTACTTTGTTTGTACCGTTATC